CTTCAAACGAAAACCAGGGTATTTTACTAATTCCTTGTTAACAACCCTCAAGAAACTAAACTAGCTACGCTAGATAACCTTACAAACCAACCAACTCAACAGGTCCGTAAAAAGCAAAGAACGCATCCCTGTTCTCAGCCAAATTTGCCAAACCTCCAATCAATGCCAAAGGCGGCCTAGTTCGCCTGGTATTAGTAGCAGCAACCGCTGTTGCCAACTCCTCAACCACCAAGCCATTGTTGTAATGACGCAAATCATCACGCAAAGACACCCACTTCTCAGACAAAGGCGCATCTCCACTGGCGTCAACCGCCACCGCCGCACACAGCGACTCGTACTTTCGTTCGGGATCTGTAACCCAATGCCACCAACCATCGACATAAAGCCAATACTTGCTGCAAAAGTAAAGATACTCACAACCCCACAACTTGGCACTGAAATTGTACCTCCAAGCCAAAACTTCACTCGCACGAGAAATATCAATTGGAACAATCGTTTCAATTGTGTAGTCATCTCCCTTGATGTCGAGAGACACAAGCATGTCAGGCGACAAGTTCGCAGCATCAACAACAGACGCCCAAGTCACAACGCCGTTCCTAAACAACGTCTTGAAAATCCCAGAAAGACCCTGCAACACAATGTGCATCAAAATACCGTGCATCAACGACACAGCAGTCTTGACGCCCATGGTCTGTTTCCACAACTCCAAAGTACCCTCATCCAAACCATGCCTCCGATAAAACTCGAGTTCCACACAGAACGAAGCCAACTCCTGACTACGATCAAAGTTATAACTGTCGCCCTGGTACCGGTACACCGACTTTGCCGTCCGCCGAATTGGCTGCAAAGAGTTGAACCAAATCTCGTGATCCGCGGGACTGCGTCGATCATTGAACCGAACATTCGGCCTCAAAAACGACTCGACAGCATCTTGAAACCTCGCCAACTGTGAAGAATACATAGCGTTGTACTCCTTCGATTCATTATACATGATCGTCTGAGGCAACGGTACCTTCTCATTTGCTCCGGGATCCAATGGCGGTTTTGACTTCCCTTTGACCATCAGCAACCACCTGTGTAGATCAACGTCAGCCGTTGAAAAGAAAGTCTTCAACATGGCTTCAGCCTTCGCAGTTTCAACCTTGCCAACATAAACCTTCAAATCCTCCTTATTAGGTTGCCACAACCCTGACTTCAACTGCGCATCCAAACGTTGCTCCCAATCATCAACGTAACACACACGTTGTATGGCATCAATGGCCTCTTTCGGAGCCAAAGTAAAATCAACTTGAGCCCGATTCATCGGCACGTCCGTGTTTCTCTTTCCCAATGCCGCTAGTAAACCAACTTGCGTCCTGGGCAGAACACCAGCAGCGGCTGCTCTCCCACGAGCCCGCCGAACCCGCTTAGGCTGCGCAATCTCCCTCTTTGCGTCATTGATACTCATATAAGCCTCTCTGACCAAAGACGTGTCCTCCGTAGAAGCCACATGAGGAACAATTTCTGGATCGTCCATCGAAACACCAACAAATCCGTCATCATAATCCTCCTGCATACCCGCAGCATCGTTCAACACTGTGGGAACTTCAACGTCAGGCGCTTCACGCAACTCCTCATATCGATTCACACGACGAGGAACATTGACGTAATCCGCAGCATCTTGTTCCGACACCAGCTTATCAAAAAGCTTGGCCGACAAACCCTCACGCACAATCTCTGGTGCACGCTCATACGACTCGTGTTCCACAACGTGAGCCAATGCACCTTGTCTCCCTTCCACAAAGGGAGAGTCATCAAAGTAAGCACTTCCAACTCCTACACCACCTTCATCACTGCTTGAATCACTGTAACGCTCTGGAATGCAAGCACTCTCGAACAATGCAGCACCCATCAACTTGAACTGCTTGGCTCTCTCAAGCAACCTCGCTACCTGAGACGTTTTCGCACCCGGGAACCCTGGTGTCATTTTGCCACAATCACGAACTTCACCATTGCCCACGATCTGCACAACGGTAACAACGGTTGGAACCGCCTTAGCAATCACAGACATGTTCACAGTTCCGTTAACCAACTCAGTCAAAGACGGAGCAGTAGTCGCAAACGCACCCGTAATCGACACGGTCTGCGCAAATTCCATGCCTGCGCAACAAACTTCCCAAAACAAGGACAAAACGCCCTCACTTGCAACGTTATACCGCCTGCGCAACTCAGACAAAATCATCGAACATTCAGCAGAAGCGGCAGCACGCCTACAAACCACCTGAGCCAAAATCGGCACAGCAGCACTTGCCAAATCTCCAGAGTACATACGTACAGGCTTCCTTACAGTGTCTCCACCGAGCACACTTGTGTTGTTGTAAGCACGCATAACACCCAACACTTCCTCTCTCGTCAAACGCTTGGGATCGACAGTCATCATGACCGCCATCGTCTTGTCATACAACGACTTGAGAAGCTTGACCTTGTCCCGACGCCAATAAACTGGGTCCGAACCATCCAAAACACCACCGCGAGTAGGATACTCCAACTCCACCCACTCAGTCATGTCGGCTGAATAATAATTGGCCCCTAACTCAGTAGGAAACTGCCAAGTATCAGACGTCTTGGTAATAGCATAATGAAATATGCCATTAGCACCAAGATGCTTCTCAACCAACCACGTCTTCCCATCATAAACACACTCGTGATTGATGAAAAAGCTGCGCAAACCTGACCACGAATGCGAAAAAGCAGTCTCGGGACTCTCATCCGGAACGAACGAAATAAGATCCTTGTCCTCATTGATAAAGTACTGACCCGCAAACGCGGACAGAGACCCCTCATTAGACGTCAGCATTTCAGGCTGGAAAAAGCAAACTCCACGAATGCTTCTAGCCTTCCAAACAGTGGCACACGCCACAGCCTGCACCAATGAAATCGACGTTCTTGCGTGATCAATCAAAACGACATCACCACGAATAGTAGGATCCCGCATGTCAATAAAAACACGCGAACCACCTCCTTCGCGCAACTCGGTGACCACCGCCTTAGCAGCAGTTCCGACCGCAGAATTGGAACTTGTGGCCAAACGGCCCAACTGCGCATCCTCCAAAGAATAACCAGCAGACAGCCGGTTGGACGCATAAGTCCTTATGACTTTCACATACGACGCCCCCTTCGCAACAATCAAAGGCAAATCAGCGTCCAACGCAAGAACTTCCTCACCATCAGCACCCAACGACATCAAGTTTCGCAACGACATACAGTACGTCAAACCCGCAACATGCGGGGACAACGCAGTACGCAGTCCATGATTCTCGACGACGATCTTCCAACCAAAAACGCGCTCATACTCCGCAACGCTCTCATGCGGCACCTTGAAGGGCAACATCACCTTCCTCCTACTGTTCCTCGCCTGCTCAGCATCGTTCATCGCTCGCGCGACTATGGCCTGAATGTTGGCATAGTAAGTCGAATTGACATTACTCAACGCCACCAACCGAGACGTCATTGCACCCCCCAAGAAAAATTGTGATTGAATATGTTGTAGATAAATGTGATTTGTTTTATTTTAAATTGATAAGATAAATTCAGAAGAGACTAGCTTTAACTAGT